AGATACCTTAGACATTATTTCTGCAAACTTATTAACTGCGTTTGGATCAACTGCTCCACCTGTTCCAAACTTTGGCATCAGTGCATCAAATGCATTTTTCAATGCTGATGTTTCTGGTTCCTTTGTAACAGCACTGAATAAAGCACCGTTATGATCCATTGTATGTTTAGTAATTCGCATACCTCGTAGATCAGCAATTACATCTGACTTCAGACCAGCTTTGACCATATCGCCAATCTTAGCGGCGGCTCCTGCGGCCAATCCAGCAATAGCACCTGTAGTAGCACCTCGGCCAATAGCAGTACTTGCTTTCTGCCCTTGCAGTAATCGGTCAGCAATGTTTAGAATACCCACAGCAATGCCTGTACCTGTGCCAACTGCAAGTGCGCCTGCACCAACTCCGCCAGCCACTGCCACGCCTAATGCGGCTGCGGCTGACCCTGCAATGGCCAACAAAAACTTATGTAGATTAGGATTGTTCTTGGCAAACTCACCGTACTTGGCCAGCTTTGCCGCTAACTCAGGATTCTTCTTAGCAATAGATGCTTTGATTTCTTCAAACTTTTGATCAAATGCCTGTACCGGACCACTACTCTGTAGCATACCTCCAAACTTGTTAAACCATATATCACTGATCTTATCTTTGGCCGCACCTACAGCGTCACCTGCTTTACCTAGCATACTACGGCCGGCACCTGTTTCTATGCTTTTAAATAATTGTTGTATCTGATCGGGTTGTAACGCTACTTCACATAGTGTAGGATGTATCTCTTTTTCCCATGTACGAAAATACAGATCTCCTTTACCAATACCTTCAAACACACTTAATCTAGGAGAGTTTTCTATAGCATCTAACTTAGATAATAGTATATTGAAGTTCATTGAGTATTCCGAAAAGTTATTCTTTATTTATAAACGAACTACGTTCGTTTGCTTCTTCGCTAACGCTTGAAGCAATTTTCTACTTCGTAGAAGTTTAAATATTATTCAGATCGTTCAGTCACACTTTGCCCTGACCGGGCAAAGAAACATTATTCGAGTCGAACATATGTCACTTAGTGTTAGAGCGTTACAGTGGCGGTTGACCGGTACCACGAGCTCAGTCTTTATCTCAACGGCGGCTTACATATATACACTAACATATACGTAAACGTAGGGCGTCTCTAGCCCTTCCTTTTGCCTAAATTCTTGTTTCAAATAACCAAACCGCGGCGAATTTGCGATCCTCGTCCTGTAAAGGATGGTGGTTAAGTGCTTGCTTTCAGCGGCAAGTCTGCGGATCCCTGCGTAATGAAACCAGGTTTCTTCTGTTCGGCACACGATATTTGCCTGTGCGAGCTTAAACTGAATTAAATTTTAGATTTTATGTGAGAGCCATGGACACGGACAGAGATTTGTCCGTTATAGTAATCGTTGGATTCTAATACTTTGCGGTCGAATTGTTCGCGGGCCTCAATGTAAGATGTTTCTGCTTTAGATTTACAATAGTGTAGTATCTCTCGAGAGAAATTTTCTTTGCCTAATTTTTCTATATCTGCTGTTAATTCAACGCTGGACCCGTAATATTCCTGCCAGTCGCTGTCGATTTTGCTTCGAATCTTCTTTTTCTTCTTAGTGCCGTTCTTTAACTTTACAGTCTTGTAGGTCGTTTTACTAAACTTTGCTAGTTTTTTGCCAATATATTGGCGCCCCGAGGCTATATTAGTAATGCAATAAACAAAACCAACACAGTCTTCGGGTAATTCATTTATAACTTGTCCTTGGTAAGTCCAAGTCATTGATTATTTTGATGCCTTGGCTTCCTTGCGGGCATTCTTTTCAGCAGTAATTTCATTTCGTCGAGCCTTTACTAGCTTACTTAACTCTGCCAATGCTTTACGACTGCGAGTTCCGGCTGCACTATTGCCCGATGCAAACTTAGCATCTTCTGCTAAGAATTCTTCAAATTGTTTTTTTAGTTGTTCTACGGTGTTTTCCATTTTTCTTCTCTTCTTTTTTAAGTTGTTTTTCTAATCTAACGTTAGCTAGATTCTCTTTGGCCACAAGTAGGCTCTGTCTCTTTAATTGTTTAGCAAGTTCTACTACATCCCTAAGTTCTTTCCTACACAGATATCCAGGTAATTGCCCTTGAGTCCTTACAAAAATCAAATTTTGATTATGCAATTCTGCAAATGCACTTACTAACTGTGAGTACAAATCCTTATACTTGTTTATCTCATCATTCAACATAGTCTATATCGTTTGAGTAGCTGGTAAAACCGTTTTCTTTGATAACTCTTAGAACATTGTTTACACGACCGACTAACTCATCCTTGTGTGATATTAAGTATATATTCTTATTTCTCTCCCTGGCCATTTTTTTCAATACAGCCAATGCTGATTCAACACCAGCCGCATCCATACCTGCATCAACTAGTTCGTCGATAAACAACAAATTGATACTTTGATACAGCCCTTCCCATACATCTCGGAAAGCAAAGCTCATGCTTAAAATTAATCTGTTGCGTTCACCGCGTGACAGATTGTCAAAATCAAGATCCTGTCCTAGTTGAGTAATCTCAACGTTGAGATCATTTTGAAAAATTACTCTATGCGGTAGTCCTAGCTTGTCAATATAGTAGCTTAGTCTCTTATTCAAGTAACTTAGATTTTGATCAATAATTTTCTTACGAATAAACGAATCTTTGTTAGTTAATAACTTATGCAAAAACTCTTGATGATCTTTGAGTTTAGTTAATTCGTTGACTATTGCCCAGTTAATTTCTTGTATGGCAGTATGATTCAATTCAACGATTTGTTCTTCGTAGGGATTTAATTCATCAATTCTAGTAGTTAAATTCTTTTCTAATTGGTCTAAATTGTTTTTATGACCTAGTGCTTCTGATTCTGTATCGTAAAACGTAATAGGTTTACGTGGTAACTCGCCTATGTTTACTAGATCAAGCGCAATCTCTCTGATTTCGCCTAATACTTTATCACGATATTTCTGTGCTTCTATGCCCTGTTGTACAATAGCTTCGACCATTTCTTCATGTTTATGATCATGTAGGTCCTGTTCGCAAGCTGGGCACTTCTTATCTTTAAGTTTATCTGTTTCTTTTTTAAGTTTGTCAAACGTTTTGTCGTTTTGTGACAGTGCAGATTCTAATGTAGCTTTCTGTTTAGTAAGATTGCGGATCTTAATATCATTAGTATCCCACAATTTTAGATCTGCGTGTGCCTGTAGTTCAGCATCAATGTCTACGCTTTCTAATTTCATTATAGCGCGACCTAAACTTTCAATATCTGTTTCTTTTTTAGTTTCCCAAGCACTACTTTTGATCTTTAAACTATCAATACTCTTTTGCACATTCTCATTAGCAGATTTAACAGCTTCAATTCTAACAGTTTCAATTTGAATAGCATCCTTGCTTTCTTTAATCTGTGATTTTAGCAATTCTGCTTTTTCTGAAAGTAGCGTAATACCCAATAGTTGTTCAATTACTTCTCGCTGATCTGCGGCTTTCATACTTAAAAACGGCTCTGTATACGTGTTTAACGCTACCAAATGCTTGAACATAGTATGTGTCATCTCCAGCATTTGTTCAATTGCTTTTTGCGTTTCGCGACTATCGCCCTGCGCCTCGTCTTCAGCTTTATCGTCTGTTTTTAATTCTTGATCGTTGACATATAATTTAAGAATATTAGGTTTACGACCACGCTCGATGCGATATTTGATGCCGTTCTTTTCAAATTCAACGGTAACTAACATGCCTTTGCCGTTAGTTTTGTTGATCAAGTTTTCTTTTTTGATGTTTGTAAGTGCAGTACCATACAATGCATAGCTTAATGCATTGATCATTGTAGTCTTGCCCGTGCCATTGCGAGAGCCTGTATCATCTCCACCCAGGTCAAGATTAGATCCTAGAACTAGGGTAAGATGTTCTTTGTCAAAATCGACTGCCTGTGTTTGATTGCCTACGCTAAGAAAGTTCTTAACTGTGATATTCTTTATTTTAAAGTTCATAGATTGTTATAAATGTCCAGCAAAATCTTTTTATCAAACTGTTCAGATTCAATGTTAATCAATTGCTCCGATACAATCTGATCTACACTTTCAAATTGTGCGTCTGGATTATCGTCAATGGTACCTTCTAAATTAGTTTTATCTTGTATAAGACTAATTTCTCGTATGTCGTGCTTCTTAGTAAATTCTTCTTTAATGAAGTTTGCTTCTTCGTAGGTAATATCAATGTCAAGATTGATTTTAAGATGCATCTTTGACTTCATGATCTCATCTTCACGATCTAATAAGTCACTGAGCTTAACTGATCTATACTTAGGACAGTCCGGCCAATTGATAAATTCTGGCTTTCCTCCCCATTCTAGCACCATCATGCCCCGTTCATCATCCCATGTATCTGCAAAGTTATGTGGGAACGCATTGCCAATGTAGTGTACATTGCCCTGACTTTGACGTTTATGGAAATGTCCACTAAACACATATTCAGGTTTACCAAAGTCAGATGCTTTGAGTTCGCCGTGATCGGGCATTTGTATCATAGCGTTCATATAGAACAATGGTAATTCAAAATGACCAAACACATATTTGCTGGTCAGCTGTTTCATAGCTTTCCATTCATCACCAACTAACCACGGTACAAGGGTAACTTCGCCTAGAGTGGTGACAGAGTCTACGACAGTTACGCCTGGAATATGGCGTCCGAACGCACTACTATGGATGTCTCGCTTGTCCTTGTAGAACAAATCGTGGTTACCGGGAAACCAGTAGAACTGATCAAACGCCGCACCTAGCTTTTCTAAGCATCTAAGACTGGTGTCTAGCGTAATTAAATTAAGACTATTTCTATTATGTGACCAGTCACCCAAGAAGATTGCTGTTTCACACCCAGCGGTTTTAGCTTCTTGGATAAACCAATCTACAAATTCTTCACAGTCTCGTAGATGCGTTCCTGAATTTGATTTAAGTCCAAAATGTATATCAGTAAAGCAGGCTACCTTTTTAAACAAGGCCATATATTATTCTCCTACTAACAGTTTACATTCTAGTTTGAGCAAAGTCAAACTTTAGTTTCTTCAATATCTTCAATATCGTCTTCTTCGCTTTTAGGCATACGGAAATGTTTATATAATTCTGCTTGTCTTGCATTTTCTACAGCATACCCTTGTTGATTTTGTCTAGTCAAACTAGGAGTAAGACCGTGTTCTTCTAACAGGTCATCTCGAATATTTTGACTTTTCTTTTCAATATTAAGCACACGAGTAAAACTGTTAGTCACTGCGGCGGTATAATATGCAAACGGATTTTCAGATTTTGATTCATCAAATTGTAGACCAATTTGTGATAATTGTAAAATTGCTTGCCCACGCATTTCTTCAACATAGGTATACCCACGCCAATTGCTACGCTGTGCATATCTTTCGCTTAATTTGATATACATCTTTCCTAAATTTTCTGTGATGCGTCCATGGTCTTTATTAAAGGTACCAGTATCAAGTGGACCTTTCCAATGACTTTTGCCCACGCATATTAACTCGTCGGCATCGTTAAACTTCCAATGTTGAAATGGAGGAAAATTAACTTTGTCATGACTATCTGCGGTTGTCTTGGTGGTCTTTTTCCTTCCGGGTGCTAGCGGAATATGATCAAATGTCATTATTCTAAAAACTACGTCGGTCTTTGCCACTGTTTTATAATCGGGAGTACATTCAATTAATTTAACTTTCTTGTCTCCGTCGGCTCGTGCCGCCGCAAACGCGGCTATACCGATTCGTTTTGCCTTGGCACGTTTAGCGTCTGCAACAGTTCGAATATTAATTTTATCCAAATTAGTTAAAATTATATCGTGTTGACTGAATTCAGGTTGTGCAAAACTTGAAAAGGAGCATTTGCTCCTATGTATCTCTGCTAGTAAATCTCTGTTATTTAGGTATTTTACTTTTCTTCCTGTGGGAACTAAACTTGGTGTTGTAGTCATTGTTATTATTATCCTTATTAAGACATTATAGCATGGCGAAATACTAATGTCAATGGTTATCAGAGCGTTTTATTTATTGGTTAAATACACTATAAGGGGAATTTCTAAATGGCAACAGAATATAAAGTTAATGGTAGAATTGTATCAGAATCGGAGTACAAGGCGTTTGTTGCGGCAAATCCAATGCCAACTTTGCCACCAATGACTGCCGCCGCCCAAGCCGCAACGTTGGCCAAATATGAAAATTCAAATGTTGCATTTAGTGCCTTGGCTATGCAAGGTGGAGACGCGGCCGAAGCCGTGAATAGAACTTTATCTCCGATTGGAGTAAGAGACGTTCCAGGCGTGCCCGATGGTGCTATACCGCTACTTCCCCCGCAGGTACAAACAACATTTGCAGACGTAAACGGCAATGTTACTGCCAAATATCAACGGGTTAAAATTCGTGTCCCAGGAGATTATCTTGTTCCTTTAACACAAGGTCCTAACGACGAATTATTAAATCTTGGAGGAATTGTTTTCCCCTACACTCCTAGCATCAGTTATGAACTCAAAGCAGAATATGCGGCTCAAAGTCCCTTGCATTCTAACTTTGCTTTAAATTTTTACCAACGAAGCTCAGTGGGTTCAATTAGTATCAGTGGTAAATTTTCAGTAGAAAATGAAGCAGATGCAGGTGTGTATCTATCAACGGTACACTTACTTAAAGCATTGACACGAATGAGATCCAGCGGTGAAAATAATACAGGGTCTCCACCTCCTGTATGTAGATTAGATGCATATGGCGATATGATGTTAGAAAATGTTCCTGTGGCCATTGCTAGTTTTAGAATTGAATTGCCTGATAGTGTTGATTATTTTTCTATGAACAGTGAGCAATACGGATCAACATCTGTACCTACAATGTCTACTATTGCAATTACCTGTATGCCAATGTACAGCAGACAAGAAATGCAAAACTTTACAGTTACTGGATACCTAAATGATACTTCATTTAGAGGAAAAGGATTTATTTAATGACAACCTATAACAAAACTAGCCCGTATTACAATACATTAATTGTTAACAATTATCTTGACGTTATTAATTTTAGAGATATTCCTAAAGAAAAAGATGATATACAATTTAAATTAACTGCAACCTACGAGCACCGTCCTGATTTACTGGCCTATGATTTATATAAAGATCATAGACTATGGTGGGTGTTTGCTGTTAGAAATAAATCTGTGATCAAAGATCCAATATTTGATATGGTAGCCGGCGTAAACATTTATTTGCCTAAAGCAACTACATTACAAAAGGTAATAGGATAATATGCCGTATACTGACGCAATGGGTAATACCTCTGGATCTGAGGATTACTCTGGATCTGAGGACACTGAACGTAAAACAGATACTCCTAAAACAAATCCAGATGGTGAATCTAAAGAAGATGATAAACTTAAAGTTGATCAGCTGGCGGAATCTAATGTTTTAAATTCTTATAGATCAGTGACATATAATTTTACCTTTGCAGGATTAAAGAAAGGGTACTTAACTGATCCTAAAAAATATAGAGAAAGTGAATTAGATTTAGTTATTTTAAAATCTGGAGGCAAAGGCGATTCTAAAATGACAACCTCTGGCACCCCGGATTTAAGTTCGGTTGTAGAATCAGCAGGCGGCGGCAGAGGATCTCAATCAGTTTATAGAGATCCTAGAAGATTAGACAATCCAAACCCTGAACCTCTAAGAAATATTGGTAGCGAGTTAATTACAGGATTTAATACTAAAAGCCCCGGCAGATTTGACATGTATATTGAAAACGTTGAAATTGAAACGTTGATGACTCAATCAGAAAATGCCGGATCTACACTGCCTACGCAGATTAAATTTGAAGTTATTGAACCATATAGTATCAACGGATTTATCGAAGCATTACAGATAGCCGCAATCAGTGCAGGCTACCCATCTTACCTTGAAGCTAGTTTTGTACTAAAAATGGAATTTATAGGATATCCTGACGACACTGATTTGCCTACTCCTGAACAAGTTCCTAAGTCAGTTAGATATTTTCCATTAGGTCTTACAGCCATCGAAGTTGATGTTACTGAAAAAGGAACACGTTACAGGTGCTCTGCGGTTCCTTATAATGAAAGAGCATTTGGCGAACCCAATGTAATTAAGAAACCAATTCAGATGTCGGGTACAACTGTTAAAGAAATTTTATCAAATTTGATGAAAAATATTAACGAACAAGTTGCTATATCTGACAAAGACGGCAAGTCGGAATCACTGGGCAATAAACATAATACCTATGAAATTAAATTTCCTAGTTGGGATGACAATGAAGGTTGGAAAGCAACCCCTGAAAATGAAATTGCATCAACTAAGCTAGGAGAAATTTTAAAAGACAATGCGCTTTATAAAATGGTTGACCCTGCCACAGCCGAAAAAGCCACAGCCTATAAGAAAGATGGTCAAACACAACCTACAGCTGAACAACAGGCCAAAGAACCAGAAGCTGTTAAGTATACTCCGGGTAAAACAGTAATTCAATTTGCTGAAAATATGAACATACACGAAGCAATTACTTCAGTAATACGTGATAGTGAATATATCAGAGATATTTTAAAAGATGTTAAGAAAAACATTGATGATTATGGAATGATCAAATATTTCTTAATTAAGATGGAAGTAGAAAATTTAGATGTCATGGATGAAACTACACATAAACCTTTTCAAAAGTTTATGTATGTAGTAACGCCATATAAAGTTCACTACACTAAAATTCCCACATACGGTGCAGAACAAATTGATGATAAGAAATTAAGAAAATTAAGTCTGCGTCAATACAATTATATCTACACAGGCGACAATGTTGATATATTAACATTTAAATTAAATTTTAATACATTGTTTTTTGAAGCTATACCAGCCGCAATGGGTAATCAAGATGTGTCATCTGCAAAAACAGGCGCGGCTCCTAACAACGGTGTTGTTACTAAACAAACAGGCACACCCGGTGAAACTGTAGAAAAACAACAAGTACCCACTCCGCCATCTAAAGTAGAAACTACTCCAGTACAATCTACTGGTGGCAATGCTGGAGCACCTAGAACAGATTCATATGCTTCAATGGCTAAAAAAATGCACGAAGCAATTATTGATTCTAAGGCCAGTATGATAACAGGTGATTTAGAAATTTTAGGTGATCCGTTTTATCTTGTTACTGGCGGCATGGGTAACTACAATCCTACTCCGGATGGCCGAGGCAAGACCAAAGACGGTGAAGCAGACCATGTATTTGGTGAAGTATTAATTACAATTAATTTTAGAAATCCCATTGACATTCGTCCTCTTGAAGATGGAGGAACAATGTACTTTGAACCTGATCTAATTCCCTTTAGCGGAGTGTATCAAGTTAATAGGGTAAAGAATTCTTTTAAAGATGGCGTCTTTAAACAAAAGTTAGAAATTTTAAGAAAACCTGGACAGATATTAGATCAAAAAATATACCCTAGCGATCCTGCAGATAATATCAAAGTTGAAGCTGATCCAGAAAATAGAGTTGTGCCTGACCAAACTAGATCTTCAAATCCAAGTCAGCGATTAGACTCACAATCAGCTATGGAATTGTTTGATCGAGGTTTGCCAAATCCTGGTCTTCCTGGAGAAGAAAGTAATTTTACTAATGCTACGGGCGGCCTAGGCGGATCGTCTATGGATATGCTATTACAATCTCCAGGACGAATAATGAAAAATGGTATGCTAGCCAGTGGTGCATCTGTAATAGGAGAAGCATTACCTACTGACAGTCTATCTAACTTAAGGCCACCAAATGCAACTCCTATAGATTTTTCTGCCAATCTAAGAATGAATACTTCTGGACTTGCAGGATTAAATCAAACAAGTTTAGGAACAGCCGCTCTTGCCGCAGTAGCAGTGGGGCTAGTATCCAAAACAATCCCTAGCTCTAAATCATTAGTAGCGTTTGGCGCTGCCTTGGCCGGACCTGCATTGGCATCTGCTCTTAGCAAACAAAATAAAGGATCTGGTATCGGAGAAGGAGCATCTATTCTAGTAGCTAAACCTGCAACAGAACTAACAGGCAACAATCTTCAATACGGTGCAAATATAAATTCAATGTCTCTTGATTCAAATTCTATTAGCAGTATATCAGGTACTGCCAAAGATTTAGGTAGTCGTGCAATGACTGCTGTTTCTGGTCTTGGCACTAATGTAGCAGGCTTGGTTAGCGGCATCGGAAATAAAATATCTTCTTCATTGGGCACACCATCTGACCCATCTGCAATAGGCGCTCGTGTTGGTATAGATACTGCATCTTTGTCTGGCCTAGGTAGTCCGTATCAAAGTAAAGTATTGTCACAGATTTCTAGTTACGGAAATAATACTCCTGAAAACGTAAATCTTTCACAGGCTGCTAGTGCAGGTGTAGTATTAAATTATATTCCTGCAAGCAAACTAGCAAACTTGCCGCCTACTACACCTTATAGCACAGCTCCAACACCGGGAGTTGACACTGCCTATGTTAAAGAAGTTGCGGCAAAAGGTGGTACAACTGCATTAGCAAACTTGTATGGGGTAAGCAATGTTAAAAATATATCTTCAAATTTTATACCTTCTGACATAGTCAACTCTGCATTATCTAGTATTCCCACAGCACAAACAAATCCGTTTTCTAACATTCCTGGAAACTATAATGCAATAGATATAAATGTAGCATCTGACAAATTTGCCAGCGCCAAGTCTCAAATTGCAGGCATAACAGGGTCTATACCTGTGCCAGATGCAAACCTTTTAGGTTCAGTTAGTGCTAAATTTGGAAGTAGCTCTGCAGGAACTAGTCCCCTGAGCAAACTAGTTAATGGTAAATTTAATATAGGATAACTTATGGCTTTTGAAACAAGACGCCGCGCCCCGCTACCCACACCTGGCCCGTTCCTAGCTGAGGTAACTAATCACTTAGATGCAACTTACATGGGCGGCCTAGAAGTTGCTTTGATTAAAGGGCTTCCGGGTTCTACTAAAATACAAGGTGAAACTTATGTAGTTCGTTACCTAAGTCCTTTCTCTGGAAATACATCAATACGGCACGAGGGTACCAATAGCAGTGACTTTAATGATGTACAAAAAAGTTACGGGTGGTGGGCAGTTCCTCCTGATGTAGGCACCACTGTAATGGTGATGTTTATTGATGGCGATCCAAATCAGGGTTATTGGTTTGGATGCGTACAAGATGTGTTTCAAAATCACATGACTCCTGGTATTGCGGCAAGTAAACAAGTTGCAGTCACTGAAGAACAGCGTAGGAAATATGGTACAGATTATTTGCCTGTGGCAGAATTTCACAAGGCTTCTAAGAAATTAGATAATCCTAACCCTGAAAGATTTGCCAAACCAGTACACCCTTTCGCAGACAGGTTAGTAGAACAAGGTCTATTATTAGATACTGCTCGTGGCGTTACATCTAGCAGTGCTCGTAGAGAAGTTCCTAGCGGAGTATTTGGTATTAGCACGCCTGGCCCATTAGACACAAGCCCGGGCGCAAAGCGCGGCAAACTTGGATATGAAGGCAATACGCAAGCACCTGTGAGTAGATTAGGTGGCAGTAGTTTTGTTATGGATGATGGTGATGTTAACGGACAAAATGAATTAGTTAGAATACGTACTAGAACAGGGCATCAGATCTTACTACACAACAGCCAGGACTTAATTTACATAGGAAATAGCAAAGGTACTGCCTGGGTTGAATTAACTTCTAACGGTAAGATTGATATATTTGCTCATGATAGTATTAGTATTCACAGTGAGCATGATTTTAACTTTAGAGCCGATAGAGATATAAACATCGAAGCTGGCCGTAACATTAATATTCGTGCTAATAAGAATATGGAAACTAATATTGCAGGCTACAATTATTTGATTGTTGATGGTGACCAAAAAATATCTGTTAGAGGCACACATGATGAAGTAGTTGGAAGTACAACAAAGATAACTGTAGGTGCTAGCTATGAATTAGGTGTAACCAGTGCTATTAAATTAAGCACAGATGCTACCATGAATCTTGCCAGTGAAGGCGCAACTAATATTGGTGCGGCAGGCACAGTTAACATAGGTTCTAACGGTAACATTTTACTATCAGGTTCTAATATACACTTAAATGGTCCAAGTGCAGCCGCACCAGACACTGCATCTTCTGCATCTGCACCACCGCAATTAACTTTATATAGCTTACCTGACAAACAAGTACCATATGGATGGAGTGATGGCAAGTTTTATAACACAGGTACAATTAAAACTATCATGCAACGTGTACCAACACATGAACCTTGGCCACAACATGAAAACGTTAATCCTACACAGTTTTCACCACAAGCTACTGATGTTACATTGGCAACCACTCCGGGTTCTCCGAGAGCTGCCGCAGGTGTTCCTCCAAATGCGGCAGGCGAAACCCAACAACCTGCTAATCAACAAGAAATTACACCGGGTACTTGTGACCCTACTCGTGCAAAAGAAATCAATTTACCTAAATGCCAAGCGGGTATTAAAGCAATTAAAGATGCCTGTGCAAAACTAGGTGTAACAAACCCTTATCAAATTGCTACAATGTTGGGTGTTGCAGGTGGAGAAAGTTTATGGCAACTTGTTTCTGAAAACTTTAATTACCAAGCAGATAGATTGCTACAAGTATTTCCTAGTGTGTTTAAAGGTGACAAAGAACTGGCTCAGAAATATGCTGGCAACCCTGGTAATAGCTTACCTGAATTCTTATATGGTTACAATACAGCCAAGGGTAAAGGGCTTGGTAATACACAACCGGGCGATGGATTAAAGTATATTGGCCGCGGATATATTGGCCTAACTGGTCGCGGCAACTATACTAAGTTTAGTAAGTTGCTATACGAAAAAGGTCTCGTAAGTAGTGCTACTACACTGTTAGATAATCCCGATATGGTTAACGATCCGGCTCTAGCAGGACAGATTGTAGTTGTTTATTTCTTAACACACCCTAGATTAAAATCAATGAATGCAAATCCAGGACCTGATTATTTTGAAGAAGGATATAAAGCTGTGGGATTCTGTACTCCGGATATTCATGCCAAGAAGCAAGGCTATTATGAGTGTTTCTTAGGACAATTAAAAGGAAATATAGTTAGTTCTGGCAACGGCGGCATTGTCAGTGACGGTAGCGGAAATCCTGTAAAGACTGGTTCTGGAGGTTAATAAATACACTATGCCATACAAAAACTTAGAAATAGATGTCCCAAATTATAATAGTCAACACACGGATCGCCTGACGCATTATTATAAAGGATTCAGTACAGTTAATACAGATAACAGGGGATCTAAACTCTATGATTTTGATCTTATCAAACAGAACATCTTAAATCATTTTAATACTAGAAAAGGCCAACGGGTTATGAATCCCACCTTTGGTACTATTATTTGGGATATTTTAATGGAGCCATTAACTCCACAAATTAAAAGCATATTAACTAAAGACATTGAAGATATTTGTAAAAGCGATCCCCGAGTGTATCCTACAAGGATTGCAATCAACGAATACGAACAAGGATATCTTATAGATGTTGCTCTAAGCATGAAGCACTCAAACGAAACTGCGGCCCTACGATTGCAATTCGATCAACATATTGGTCTAATACTACAATAATGTATGCAGTTAATTTTGTCAATAAATATGGTATCAAAACAAAAATATGATTCCTTCAACTAACTCTCAACTACTAGTTGGCGAAGATTGGAAAAAAGTTTACCAATCTTTTCGTAATGCCGACTTTAAAAGTTACGACTTTGAAACACTAAGACGTACAATGATTTCTTATCTTCAGGAAAATTACCCTGAAGATTTCAACGACTTTATTGATTCTAGCGAATACATTGCCCTTATTGATCTTATTGCTTATTTGGGTCAAAACTTATCGTTTCGTATTGATTTAAATGCTCGTGAAAATTTCTTAGAAACAGCACAGCGCCGCGATAGTATCTTGCGATTGGCACAGTTAATTAGCTATCGTCCTAAGCGTAATACTCCTGCTAGCGGCTTTTTAAAAATTACAGCAATCAGCACCACTGACAGTGTTATTGATTCAAACGGAAATAATTTAGCTAATACCACTATTGGTTGGAATGATGCTACAAATCCAAACTGGTATCAACAATTTATTAATATTATAAACTCTACAATGAGTTCTAATTTTGGAAATCCTGCTGACAGACAAACAATAGATGGTATATTAACAGAACAATATATCTTTAATAGCACTACATTAGATGTTCCATTGTTTGGATACAATAAAAATATTGATGGTGTGTCTATGGGATTTGAAGTAGCTCCTTGTACATTTAATAATTTAACAGTGCATGAAGCTCCGCCAAAACCGGGTAACGGATTTAGTTTTATCTATAAAAACGATAATCAGGGATCGGCTAGTGCTGAAACAGGATTCTTTACAATGTTCAAACAGGGTTCTGTTAGCATGGTTAAATTTACGTTAGATAATCCTGTACCTAATGAAATCATAGGTATTAACACTCCTGACATTAACGACACTGATGTATGGTTATGGCAGTTAGACAAGAACGGTAATTTTTCTACATTGTGGACAGATGTTCCTACTGTTAACAGTAATAATAATGTTATCTATAACAGTCTAAACAAAGATCTAAGAACTATCTATGCTGTAAGTCCTCGTGAAAATGATCAAGTTGATTTAAACTTTGCAGACGGAGTCTTTGGTGATTTGCCTAAGGGCGATTTTAGATTATTTTACAGACAAAGTAACGGTAAGACGTATGTAATTAAACCTGAGCAAATGAGTGGTATCGTTATTCAACTGCCTTATACCAATACATCTAATCAATCTCATACTTTACAATTAACATTAGGACTTCAGTATACTGTTAGTAACAGTGCTGGCCCCGAAACTAACGCCAGCATACAAACTAAAGCACCGCAGAATTATTATCTACAAAATAGAATGATCACAGGTGAGGATTACAACATTGCTCCCCTAAGTGCCGGTCCTGATATTTTAAAGATAAAAAGTATTAATCGTGTTAGCAGTGGTCTAAGCAAATATTTTGATATCTCTGATGTAACTGGTGGTTATAGCAAAACTAATATTTTTGCCAGCGACGGTATGTTATACCAAGAAGAAGTAGAAGAATATTTTGAATTTGAATTTACTAGCAGAAATCAAGTGCTGGCTGTTATAAAGAATAAACTTGCTCCTGTTGTATTATCTGCAGGTGTTCGATCTTTCTATATAGAAAAATATACAAATTTTGATTTAACTTCTATGCAATTATCATGGAATGAAGTTAATAAAACTCCTGGACAAAGCCGAGGGTATTTCTCAGGATCGGCAGGTGTTGCCGCAGTAGGCGATTATTCTGAATACTATCTACGATATGTTAGCCCTGGCGCACTTGTTAAATTTAATCCAACAACTGGAAAATATTTTGATAAAGATAATAATTTAGTTTCAATACCTTCTACTGGGGTAATTCCGGCCGGTGGCCGCGACTACATTTGGTCAATGGTATATCAAGTAATTGGTGACGGTGGCAACAGCGGCGCAGGTACATTATATGATGGTACTGGTCCTATTATTTTTGCAAGTCGTGTTCCAGCCGGCGCAGTTCCAGTTGAAGTATTGCCTAAGTATATTCACATACTACCTTATTCAATTGAAAACGAAATTGCTAATCTGTGTATGAGTCAACGAAATTTTGGATTAACTATTTCCGAAAGTTCTAGAAATTGGGACTTAATTTTAAATTCAAATTTAAATCTATTAGATCCATTTAGCTTAAACAGCCAAAGTAACGTTGAAGATGCAGGACTTGATTCAAGTTGGATTATTGCTTTTATTTGGACAGGTAAAAATTATAAAGTACGCTATAGAAATTTAAATTTTATATTTGAGAGTGAACAAGAAACTGCATTCTATATTGATAACACGTCAATAAATTACGACTACACAACAAACACAGTAATTAAAGATAAAATTACAGTGCTTTCTGTTAATCCAGAACCTGCTTCGGTAAGACAATGGTATAGTGGTACAACTAACCCGACTAGCACATTGGGTACTAACGGAGATTATTTCATTAATGTTGCCACTAATAAAGCATTTAGAAAAATTTCAGGTGTATGGTTATTAGGAAATAACTTCTCAGGAAAATTAACTTCTGATTATTCTTGGCAAATTGATGGCCCTGTAATTGAAGCTGACGGCTATATTGAACCTAAGAAAGTTAAAGTCAGTTTCTATGATTATAATAACACTGGTCAAATAGAAGATCCTGATTCTTTTAATACAATTGTTAATCCTAGTTATGTTAATCCAACTGCTGGATTTAAAACAAACTTTATATACTTTAAAAAATTAAGCGATGGTCTTCGTTATGCAGTTACTACTGGGATCACATCTCTTGACACTGAGAATGATTTTTTTGTATACAAAACAACTAATACTGTTGCCGATGGCGATTTGTTTTATTTTTATAATCCATCAGTTAACGTAGTTAAGTATTGGTCAGCAACTAGTCAACAATTGATTTACACCGATCAGTATTTTGCTCGCCCAGGCCGAACTAATATTAACTTCCACTATGTTCACAATAGCGGAAATAAAAGAAGAATTGATCCTAGTAAATCAAATATTATAGATATATATGTTTTAACTACGGCATATGATAATGCAGTCCGAAGCTGGTTGATGGGTAATACTTCTTCAGAACCTCTTGAACCGACAAGCTATAGTTTAGAACAAAATTATGCAAGTTATTTAGAGCCCATCAAAGCTATCAGTGATGAGATTATTTTTCATTCTGTAAAATACAAAGTGTTGTTTGGCAACGATGCCACTACAAGTTTACAAGCAAAATTTAAAGCAGTTCGAAATTCTGAAAGAACTACCACTGACAACGATTTAAAAACTAGAATATTAACTGCCATTAACGAATTTTTTGCATTAGAAAATTGGGATTTTGGTCAATCATTTTACTTCAGCGAACTATCAACCTATATAATGAATCAACTATCACCAGACATAACTAATTTTGTTATTACTCCAAAAAGCGTAGGCAGTTTTGGCAGCTTGTATGAGGTTGCATGTCAATCAAATGAAATTTTTATAAGCGGCGCAGAAATAGCTGACATTGAAATTATTGATGCAGTTACTGCATCACAATTAAAATCAACATCAAACATTGTAACCACAAGCGGAACTTAATATGATGGATAACAAAAAATCAGTTAACTTACTTCCGGAATACTTAAGGACGGATAAAAATTCTAAATTCTTAGCCAGCACTATTGATCAATTAATACAAACTCCACAAGTTGAAAGATTAGAGGGCTACGTTGGTTCTAAAATAACTCCTAATTATAATCCGATCACTGATGTATATATTAATGAACCATCATCTCTACGCACTGAGTACAATTTAGAACCTGCGCTAGTTTTTAAAGACGCATCTAATAATATAACAGACGTTGTATCCTATGACGATTTAATTAATGAAGTTCAGAATAAAAATAAAAATCTTAACAAATTATTCAATTCAGAATTTTATTCATATGATCCATTAATTGACTGGGACAAGTTAGTTAATTTTACAGACTATTATTGGCTTCCGATTGGACCTGATGTCATTACACTATCCGATGCAAATCTAAATGTTTCGACAATA